CTTCCGTAACTGCTAACACAATTTCAGTTGCAGAGCAAGACCCAGAGAATGACGAACTAGCTTTTGGTAACTTGACAATTGCTAACACCTCGGCAGCAGTAAAGACTTACGGAGGCTACACAAGCTTCTCTAAGCAGACTATTGAGCGTTCAACAGTTGATTATCTAAATACAGTATTCCAGGCGCTAACTATTGCTTATGCAAACGCCTCTAACGCTGCTTTTGTTTCTCATGTTGAAGCGGTAGACATGACTGGTAAGGTGTTCGACATCTCAGCAGGAACTCTAGCGGCACTAATCGGCGGTATCACTGATGGCGCTTCTAAGATCTTCGAGGGAACTGGTCTTCGACCTGAAGCCATTGTTACCTCAACTGAGGGCTACAAGTTCCTAATGACTATCGTAGGTTCTGACGGCAGGCCAGTAGTACTAACAGACGGTCAGGGGTTCAACAACGTTGGAACTGCTAACCTTCCAGGGCTATCAGGCAACCTTCTAGGAATGCCAGTAATCGTAGACCCTGCCATGACCGCTAACAAGGTATACATGGCTAACAGCCGCGCAATTCAGTCCTTCGAGTCTGCAGGCGCTCCAGTACGTCTAACCGATGGTGACATCACTACGCTTACAGATTCAGTTAGCGTCTACGGCTACTTGGCGATTACTACACCATTCGCCGGGGCAATCGTAGAACTAGACATAGTAGCCTAAGGAAATCTGAATGACAACGGTAGTCACACTGGCAGAACTTCAGGCCTATGTAGGGACAGACGAAACAGGTAGTTTTATACAATCTTGCCTAGATTCTGGAACTGCTCAGGTTGGAAACTATGTCGGAGTGATTACCGTTGTACCAGATCAGATACACAGGCAGGCAACGCTTATCTGTTCCTCGGAGCTATTCCACAGGCGTTCAGCGCCTAATGGAGTGGCGCAATTCGCTAGCTTAGATGGAACACCCGTCAGAGTCGCTAAAGACCCTATGGGAGCTGTGTATCCGTTGCTATTGCCTTATGTTGGTTTCGCAGTATGACTAACGAAATTACTATTTCTAAGGCAGAGCTAAAGCTTGACCTAGAGGAAGCCGGGATTAGAGTTCTTGATTATGTACCGGAGCGTATAACGCCGCCAATAGTGATTATGAGTTCTGCTAGCCCTTACCTCACGCCTAGCACTTTAGGTACTCAATACGATCTTAATTTGGAGTTAGTGGTAATAGCTACAACCGCTACTAACAAAAAGGCAACTGAAAATCTAGATCAGGCAATCCATAACGTCCTAAGTGCTATGCCTAGATACGCTCGAGTGATTCGAGTAAATGAGCCTTACAATCTACAAACTAATAACGCCGAGTACCTATCGGCAAACATCTCACTCGAGCTAGAAATTACTATTTAGAAAGGTCATGAAATGACTAACACCAGAATCGTTGCAGAAAACATTAAGTTTCTTATTGCAGATGTTGAATACGCTTGCGCCGCCACTATGGTAGAGCTAACTCTAGGAGATGCTCCCGGAGATGTTCAGACCTTCTGCGAACAGCGTGTAGGCGGAGAATGGGCTTTAGCCCTTGAAGGTATTACCTCAGGTGATGCTACTTCTTTGTATCGCGTTCTTTGGGCTAACTTTGGAACAACCGCTACTTTTACAATCGCTCCTAATGGAAACGCAGCCGCTTCAACAGAGCAGCCTCACTATTCAGGCGTGGTCAAGTTTAACGAGATTCCTCCGCTAAGCCTAAACTCTAACGAGACTTCAACCTTCTCAGTGACCCTTAGGGTTGTTACTACCCCTAATGATGCAGATTCAGATCAGTACTTTGGGGTATCGGTAGTAACCGCTTAATAATGGCTGTTCAACCGGGCGTAAAAGTCAAGAATCTAAGGGAAATCAACAAAGCCTTAGATGCTATTGGAGTGCCTAAAGACGCTATAAAAGACGCTGGAAAAGAGTCCGGTGAACTGGTAGCTAATGAGGCGCGCGGACTAGTCCCGGTTAGAACAGGCGCTTTGCGCAACAGCATTAGAGTTGGAGCTACAGCCAGGGGCAAGATTACCGTCAAGGCAGGTAACAATAGAAGTTCTAGTTCTGGCGTTCCTTACGCTAATCCAATCCATTGGGGCTGGTTCAAAAGACACATAAGACCGCAGCCATTCTTTGTTAGGGCGCTCGGCTACACTAGAGAAGAAATCTACAAAAACTACTTCGGTCAAATGGAGAAGCTAATCAAAACCGAAACCGCTAAAACGAAACTTTAAGGAAGCACAGATGATGAATTTCGATGAAATGACACTAGGGCAAGTCGAAGAAATAGAGCTGTTAGTAGGTCGCAGCATAGATGAAATCTTTGCAGACGGGCAACCTAAAGGCAGGGCGCTTAGAGTTCTTTATTATGTAGCGATGAAGCAAGATAACCCTAATTACAAATTTGAGGACACTGAAGGCGTTACACAAAAGGAAGCCTTAGGAATGCTCGGAGCGACAGACCCAAAAGGAAAAAAGTAGCTGAAGATCATGCTAAGAAAATGGCAGAGTTTGTTATAGCTACAGGTGTTAGCCCTAGTGAGTATAGAAAGCTCACAGGGACAGAATACTCAGCTTTTGCAACTGAGGTGCATAGGAGAGCAAAATGAGCTTAGTGCTAAATGTAGAGATACTGGGAGAGTATAAAAATCTCGCAAAGGCTACTAAAGGCGCTAGTAACAGCTTCAGCGATCTCGGCAAAAAGTTCGGCAAAATAGGCGCAAACATAGGTAAAACAACAGCCGCCATTGGCATAGCACTAGGTGTAATTGCAGTAACACAAATAAAGAAAGCTATAGACGCAGCGAGCGATCTCTCAGAAGCCACTAACGCGGTAGATGTATCTTTCGGAGATGCAGCAGAAGGCATTCTAGAGCTAGGTGAGAATGCAGCTAGAGGGCTAGGACTTTCTAAAACAGAGTTGTTTGGGATTGCTACACAGTTTTCTAGTTTCGCCGGAACTATTGCCGGAGAAGGCGGAAACATTGTCGAGGTAGTTGATGAGATCTCACAGCGCGGAGCGGACTTCGCCTCAGTATTCAACCTAGATGTAGGAGATGCGTTAGCTAAATTCCAGTCTGGACTAGCAGGGCAATCCGAACCGCTAAGAATGTACGGAATAGACCTAAGCGCGGCAGCGGTAGAAGCTCACGCCTTAGAAAAGGGAATTACAGACGGCACAGGGGAAATGACCGAGGCAGAGAAGGTCACAGCTCGCTATAGCTTGCTAATGCAAGAAACTACAGGAGTAACCGGAGACTTTGCAAACACCTCAGACGGACTAGCCAATCAGCAGAGAATACTAAAGGCAGAGATAGAGAACACTCGCGCAGAAATAGGCGAAAAGTTTATGCCTATAATGCAAGACTTTCAAAGCTTTATTCTTGAAACAGTTATCCCGGCAGTGCAAGACTTTTGGGCAGCGATAATAGATCCAGCAGGCGAAGCACAGCTACAAATGAAGTACATAGGTGATGCAATAGATGTATTCGCGCAGACCTTTGGCATAGCTTCCGGCAAAGTGACTTCAGATCAGATCTTCAACTGGCTAGGTGATGGAGTAGTCCAGGCAATCAAGGCGCTCACATTCCTAAGCGTGTTCGCTCAAGAAACCTTCGAGGGGCTAGACCTTCTACTAGGTGGGCCAGATGCTCGCTACAAGAGCAACACCGGGCAGAAGCTTGCAGGCATACAACAGCTTCTAGGAGCTCGCAATAAGGCAACACAAGCAGCGGATCAAATCAAGTTTGCTCCAGACATGCAAGCAGGCGGCGGAGAGTTCGCTAGGCAGGGAAGCATCTCTCAGGGCGGCAGGGGTCGCTTTGATCAGTTTGGCAACGCCATTACTATCAACATCAACCGGGCTAACGTAGACGGTCAGCAGATCATCAACGAGATAAACAACACACTTAAAACACAGGGCAGCAGAAACCTTCTCCGATGACCTCCATAGCTAACTTCGACATAACTAGCGATCTCAAGGTTGAGTTCTTTCTTCCAGACACTTCAGAGAATGCTTTTATAGTTGGCGTTAGCACACTAGGCAGCTTAAGAGTTCTTTCTAGCGGCAATCTATTTATCCTAGATCAGAGCTTGCTAGGCGGAGCTAACATTCTAGGCGGCGGCGGTGAACAGGCATTTACTTGGCAGAACTTATCTTGCAGCGTAAACCTAGCTAACCTAGAAAACGGTGGAGCAATTCAGGATCAACTCTACTTCCAGCCACAGCCAGCGGCAGCGCGTCTAACTTTGCAAACCTACGAATACGACCCTTCAACTAACTCATCGTTTCGCCCAGGTGTCCCAGTAAGAGTTAGATTAGAAAAAGATTTAGTCGATGTCACAATCTGGTCAGGCATCATTGACAGCATTGGCGGCACTTACACAATAGACGGTAAGAACTTACTGCAAGTGATCGCTTATGACACTATGAAGCAGCTTCTAAACACTCGCCTAGTAGAGTTCGACAGCTCAAACGCTGAGGGCTACGTTTCGCCACTTGAGCAGCTAGAGATTATAGCTAACGACTATGGCAGCAGCATAAGCGCGCTAAGCAAGCCTGCAGCAGGGCGCATACCCTCAGAAGTCCTTAGTGAGGTCATACCTCAACTTCTAATCGAGGAAGCCATACAAGTAGGGCTAGGGCTGTTCTGGATAGATTCCAGTACTCAGGAGTTTGTCTTTATTCCTAGACCAGACCCGAGCATCTTGCCAGACTTCCCGGTAGGCGGCGGATACTTCACGCTAGGGCAATCAGAACTAGGCGGCATAGACGTCTTAGGTTCGGGGCAGATAGTTTACACAATTGGGAATAATCACGAAACTTTGTACCACTTGTGCATGACAAACATCAGGACACTATCTAGCAGCGATGAGGTTTTCAACTCGCTAAGGGTCGAACTGAAATCAGATCCGGACACTTTTGTTATCAGAGAAAACTCGGATTCTATTTCGCTTTACGGCACTTATGCAAAAGACGTAACACTCAACACAACAACTACAGAAGAACTAGAAAGGTGGTCGAGCTTAGTTTTCAACCAATCGCCTACTGACCTAGTTCAGAATGTAGAAACACTAACCCTAGATAGGCAGGGCAACTTAACAGAAGCGGCTTTCCTACTGCCGGGAGAACTAATCGGAGTGGACTTTTCTCAAGACACTTTAGAGATTCTTGATTACTACACCATCGTAAAAGCGAGTCACTTCATTGACTCAAACACTTGGCTCACTACACTAGACCTATGGAAAGAGGCATAGCATGACCTACAAAATATTCGCAAACGGCAACCCACTGCAAGCGAGCGAGCTGAACCTAAATCTAATGCAACAGGCTATTGCGGTCTTTACAGATGCAACCGCTCGAGAAGCTGCTATCGCTACACCAGTTAACGGTCAGTTCGCTTATCTCACAGGAACTAGCAACCTAACTAAGTACACCGGGGCAGCCTGGGAGAATGCAATCGTTATTCCCGATACAAGCCCTACAGTAAGCGAGCAGGCAACTTCCAGGACAATTACAAGCGCAGATGCCAACGCCTTTATCTATGCAACCGCAGCGATTACAATCACAGTAGATGATGAACTTTCTATAGGTGAAACAGCTAACTTTATTCAGAACGCAGCAGGCGCAATTACTTTTGCAGCAGGCGCAGGGGTTACGCTCAATTCTAAAGAGGCGCTGCTAAACACTAACGGTCAGTTCACCGGGGCAAGCCTTACTAAGAAAGCGACTAACAGTTATTACCTAATTGGCGATCTCGCATGAGCCTAATTAGATTAGGATTTTGGGCAGCTTCGGGCTCAGGCGGAGTTAATTATTGGCTTGCGTCTATTGGCGGTACTGGGGACGATATAGGTCAATCTTTAGATTTTGACTCCGACAAAAATTCCTACTCTTTCGGCTATACAGATTCCTATGGAAGCGGCCTAGATGACTTGTTACTTGTCAAGCGTGACCTTGAGGGGGCGGTTCAATGGCAGAGATCTCTTGGTGGCTTGTCTAATGACCAAGGCCAGGCGATAGCTATTGACTCATCAAATAATATTTATGTCGCAGGTAATACAAAATCAGATGGCCCCGGAAATGACGCTCTAACCCTAGCCAAATACAATACTTCAGGAACAATACAGTTTCAAAGAGCTCTAGGCGGTTCTGATGGAGAACAAGCCAACGCAATCGCTATTGACTCATCAGGCAGTGTCTATGTTGCAGGAATTACAACCTCACAGGGAGAAGGTAGTTATGACATTCTTTTAGCTAAATACAATAACTTAGGTACTTTACAGTGGCAAAGGATCTTAGGAGGAACTGGCGTTGAGTGGGCCAGCGGATTATCTATTGACTCAGAAGATAATGTTTATGTAGCAGGTTGGACAACCTCACAGGGCCAAGGTGGTGACGATGCCTTGCTCGCAAAGTATAACTCATCAGGAACTATCCAGTGGCAGAGAATACTTGGCGGTACTGGGACTGACGATAATGGTGCATCTATAGTATTTGACTCATCAAATAATGTTTATGTTGGTGGCAGAACAGACTCAGAAGGTCAAGGCAGCAGGGACTTTTTGCTAATCAAATACAACAGCGCAGGAGTTTTGCAGTGGCAGAAAATCTTTGGTGGAACTGGTAACGATCAAGGGCTTTCAATAGCTATCGACTCATCGGATTATGTTTACATGACTGGCAGATTTTCTTCTAGCGGAGAAGGCTCTAATGATTTTCCGATTGTTAAATTTAATAGTTCAGGAGTGCTTCAATTTCAAAGAACATTAGGAGGCACCGGCAACGATTTCGCACTTTCCATCGCTATAAATTCTGGTGCTATACACGTTCTCGGTTACTCAGACTCGACAGGTGAAGGCTTGAATGACATGTTACTTGCAAAGCTTCCTCAAGATGGTTCTCTAACTGGCACTTACATATTAGACGGCGTAAATATTGTTTACGCGGCATCTTCTTTAACCGCCGCCACAAGTACATTGACAGCAGCCACTTCAACCCTAACCGCTGCGACAAGTTCGCTCACTAGTGAAACGACTACATTGACAGCAGCCACCCCGACACTCACTTCTCACTTTGTCGAAATCCCAGCGTAAGGAAAAAGATGTTATACATAAATGCAGAAAATGAATACCCTCGACACATAGGAGATATTCACCTAATTTCGCCTAACTTTGTAGAGGGAAACACCCTTCCGGTTGGTTGGCAGGCGGTTACAGAAACAACTCGCCCAATACCCGGCAAAGATAAATTATCCCTCGAGGCTTTCCCGGTAGAGGTAGAAGGCGTAATG